TCGGGCGTCCCCGCCGATTACCTGCTATGGCTCCATGAGAACGGCAAATGTTCGGAAAGTGTAGCGCGGTACATTGAGGAGCACAAGCCCGCCATCGAGCAACGCAGGGACACCGAGGCTGCCGATCGGAAGCAGAAGACGGCCGACCGTATGCCGTTCGGCAGCTACAAGGGCGAAGTAATAGCGAAAGTCCCTGCCGAGTATCTACTGGCCATGTATGAGAGCGGCAAGTGTCCCGCGAATGTGCAGGAGTATGTCGAGCAGAACATGGCGGAGTTGCATCTGCGGGCCGAAAGAGATGGCAGGTGCAGGAATGCGTTGAAATCAATGTATTTATAATTTTTTTTGGATTATGAAAAAAAGCGACAAAGACTTGGCGAACGACATCCGGCGACGGGCGAACGCGGCTAATGTATCCATTTCGAAGTTGTGCCGCGAGGCCGGCGTATCGCGACAGTGGTATGAGGATCTAAAACGCCGGACGCCCCAGCCGGTGGATTTGTACCTCAAAATCGACGAGAAGCTGAAAGAATACGAACGAGGTGAGGCGGCCACCCACACAGCGGACGCTCCCCTGCAATAATCTGACGTTATGGAGATCAAGATCACACAGGAAAAGCGCGGCGAGGTAGAGCGAATACAAAACGAGTTTCGCAGCAAGCTATCCCCCAATGAAATATTACGCGGCACGGCGCAAGGCATCAATAAAACATTATCGGATGCGGTACCTCTCATTAAAAAGAGCATTAAAGAACGTTACAATATCAATAAAAAATACCTTAACCGTCAGATTAAAGTTTCGCCAAAGGCGAAACCCAGTAGATTATGGGGTGGAATTAAAGTAAACCAACATCGCATCCCAATCATCGCATTTAATCCGAAACAATCAGGGTCCCACATTTCGGTGGCGATACGCAAGGGTAAAACAACAATGATTCGTCATGCCTTTATTGCCACCATGACCAGTGGCCACGAGGGGGTATTTGCCAGGGGTGAATATCAAGGTAAAAATTTTGTACGCGGGAAATTTCCACCCAAACGTAAAAATACAAAGGGTTGGTTAATAACTGAATTATTGACCACATCGTCATTTCGTATGAGTTTGGCCCCGGACATTCGGCCGAAAGTTTCACGATTTATAGGCAATGAGGTGACGGCCCGTATACACGAAAAATTAACCAGTCGAGTGAATAAAATCGCGGCAAAAAACGGATGACATGAAACGGATAATACAGCACGGAAACAGTAGTAAGATGGCGATATATGTACGGAAATGCCCTTGCGGATGTCAATTTGAGTATGGCGCCGCCGATGTGGATAAAACCTTTTTCGATCCAAGAGATCGCGTAACGATGTGGTATGTAGAATGTCCCGAATGCGGAGATAAAACCGGATTTGAGAAACCCGATCCGGTAAGGTACGAACAAGAATGATTTTGTAGGTTCTTCCTGGTCCCTACATCGGGGGTAGTCGGCATCGCGTTTTTTCGCCAGTCAGCAGGAAAAAATTATCATAGCAGGTAGCAAGCAGATACGAATGAAGAAAAAAGCGCCCAAAGGTTGGGTTAAAATATCTGATTTCGAAGAAACAACCGGAATAAGCGCCAAGACCATAACAGCGGCCATAAAGCGCGGATATATACCGGACAATTTCGCGGATGTCGTCGGGACGTCCGCGACTTCGCCGTATTACCTGAACCCACAACAGGCCGCCGTATGCTGGTATAAGTCGCTGAACTCGGCGCACCCCAACCAGCGCAAGGTCCGCAACGCGCTGGCGGGCTACATCAAAACCTTTGATAAAGCGGTGATCGAGCCGGAACCGACGGCCAAGGCTGTGGCAACTGCTACGATGACCTACGAGGACGCCCAATTACAGGAAAAAATCGCCAAAGCCAGGATCGCCGAGCTGGAATTACAGGAAAAAGAGGGTGCGCTGGTGTCGCGCGAGCGCATAAATGCCCAACTTTTCGCCGCCGGCAAGGAATTGCGCGACACATTGCTTGCAATCCCCGACCGAATAACGGACGTGGTTATGGCGGAAGACAATCGGGCAATCGTTCACAACACGATATACGACGCGATCGCCGATGCGTTGCAGAAGCTCGCGGATTTTCAAACAAGAATCGACCAATGACAGCCATTTTCAACGAGATAACCAAGTTTTTCCAGGGCTTACGACCGCTCGACCGGATCACGGTGTCGCAATGGGCGGACAAATACCGGTTTTTGTCGCCGGTCAGCTCTGCCGAATCGGGCCAATACCGGACGAGCCGCACCCCCTACCTGCGCGACATCATGGATTGCTTGAGCGTTCACGACTCGCACCGCAAAATTGTCTTCGTAAAGGCCGCGCAGATCGGAGGAACCGAGGGCGCCAGCAACTTCGTAGGCTATGCTATGCACATCGCGCCGGCGCCCACCATGTTCGTACAGCCGACCGACAAAATGGTCGAACGGTTGTCCAAGGGACGCATCGACCCGCTGATCGAGAATTGCCCCGAACTGAAGCAGCGCGTGGCTCCGGCCAAGAGCCGCGACAGCAACAACACGATCACGCAAAAGAATTTTCCCGGCGGTCTGCTGCTGATGGTCGGCGCCAACAGCGCAGCGGGTTTACGGTCTGTCCCTATCCGGAATTTGATTTTGGACGAGGTGGACGCTTACCCGCAGGACTTGGACGGCGAGGGATCGCCGATCGACTTGGCGATCGCCCGTACTCGAACCTTTCCAAACCATAAAATTTTCATGTTGAGTACGCCCACCATCGAGGGACTTTCGGCAATCGAACGGGAATTTTTGGAAACCGATCAAAACTACTATCATGTCCCGTGCCCGCACTGCGGCGTTATGCAGCCGCTGGTATTCGCAAATCTCAAGTGGGAGGAGGGCAAGCCCCAAACAGCAAAATACAAGTGCAACCATTGCGGCGAATTGATCGCCGAGCGGCACAAGATCACCATGTTAGCAAACGGCCAGTGGGTGCCCGCCAAGCCGGAAAATGTAAATCACGATGTGATTGGCTTCCATCTTAATAGTCTCTATTCGCCCTACGGGTGGCATAGTTGGGAACAGATCGCGCGAGATTTCATTGCGGCCAAGGAGAACCCGAGCAAATTAAAGGTTTTCGTGAATACAACCCTCGGGCAGACGTGGGCGGAAAAGGGCGAGGCGCCGCCGTACAAAAATCTTTACAACCGCCGCGAGCAGTACAAAACCAACCATGTGCCCGCCGATGTGTGCTTCCTCACCGCCGGTGTCGATGTACAGCGCGACCGCCTGGAGTTAGAGATTGTCGGCTGGTGTGCCGACAAACGCAGCTATTCGATCGACTACCGCGTAATCGAGGGGGACACGGCCGGAACCGCCGTATGGGACGATTTGGCAGCCGTCGTGGGTGAACGGTGGCCGCGCAAGGACGGGATGGAGTTTCCTATCCGAATGATGGCGGTGGATACCGGCTACAACACGACGCACGTCCATACCTTTTGCCGCCGGTTCGTCGGTGATCGCGTCATACCGATCAAGGGTCAGGATCACCTCGGCATGGCGTTTTCACCACCCAAGCAGGTGGACATCACCAAGGCGGGTAAAAAGGTCGGAAAGATGCGCCAGTGGAATATCGGCGTGTCATTCCTCAAAACGGAGTTATACGCCCACCTGCGGCTGGAAAAGGACGAGAACGGCATCCCTCCGCCGAACTATTGCCATTTCCCCGAATATGACGAACACTATTTCCGTGGCCTTACCGCCGAGGAGCAGGTTGTCAAGGTGGTGCGGGGGTACCGAAAGTTGCAATGGGTGAAGCGGTACGAGCGCAACGAACCGCTTGACTGTCGTGTCTATGCTCGGGCTGCTGCGGCTATCCTCGGGCTGGATCGGTTGAACCCACAGCGTTTGGCGCAGATGGGTGGTGCAACCGCCAAAAAGAGAGACGCTCGTAACGACGAAAGCACCGGGCGCCGTCGAGGTGGCAGTTTTTGGGATGATTGATATACCGAGATGTCGGTATATTTAGAAAAGGTTTACCGAGAACTCGGTAAACCTTTTCGCGTGGTATTGTGAATGTAAAACACCTCTCATAAATTCGTTGCAAATCGTTACGCTGCCATGTCTTTTACAATCGAACAATATACCGCGCTCAAGGAGGCCATCGCCACCGGTGCGACAACCATAACCTACGGCGACAAAACCGTGAGCTATCGGTCGCTTGCCGAGATGAAAGATTTGGTTCGAATGATCGAGGAAGAGTTGTTTCCGGAACGCCGCTTGCGCCGTCGTCGCCTCGCTTGTATTGACCGCGGTTATTTCAGCAAAAGATGAGAATTTCATTTGAAATATCGCGCAGCCGTAAAAAACGGTCCTATGAGGCGGCCGACAAAGGCCGTCGCGGCAAGGCGTTCCGGTTGGCAAAGTCCACGAGCGTCAATAGCGAAGTATCGGCCGCGCTGGTTACGTTGCGGGATCGTTCCCGTAATATGGTCCGTAACAACGGATGGGCGCGGCGGGCTGTCGAAGCGATCACCAAGCACACGATCGGCGATGGCATCCAGCCGGCGCCTGACGCCGATTTGGCAACTTGCCAACTCGTAAAACGACTTTGGAGCAAATGGGCCAATTCGACCGCCTGCGACTGGTATGGCAAAACGACATTTTACGGGTTGCAGGAATTAGCGATGCGGTCCATCGCTGAGAGTGGCGAAGTGTTGATTTTGAGACGCTGGGTCATGCCCGACGACAACAACCCGCTACCGCTCCAGTTGCAAGTTTTGGAGGGCGACCAGCTCGACCACACCCGAAATGGCAGCAACGATATGGGTTATTGTCGGCTTGGGGTTCAATTCAGCAAAGAGGGGCGCCTGCTCGGTTACTGGCTTTTTGATTACCACCCCGGCGACAGCTTTATCGTTGCACCGGCGCTTGCCAGCAAGTTTTACCCCAAGGAGGATGTGCTACATGCTTTCGAGGTGTTGCGGCCTGGACAGGTCCGAGGCTTGCCGATCGGAGTGTCGGCGTTTATGAAAACGAGCGATTTTTCCGACTACGAGGATGCCCAGCTCGTAAAGCAAAAGGTGGCCGCGTGCTTCGCCGCATTTGTATTGGGGTCGGAAGATGACGGTGGCGAGGATGGTGCGATAGGTATCGAGCGCTTGGAGCCTGGCATCGTCGAACACCTCGGAGCTGCCGAATCGGTAGAGTTCGCCAATCCGCCCAGCGTGTCCGATTACGATGCTTACGCCAGCCGCATATTGCAGGGAATGGCCGCTGGCTATGGCATCACCTACGAAATGCTGACGATGGATTATAGCCGTGTGAATTTTACCTCGGGGCGCATGGCGAAAATCGACGTTACGGCCAACTTCAAAAGCTGGCAGTATTTTATGATCGTACCGCAGATTTGCGCCCCCGTGTGGAATTGGTTTATCAGCGCGTGTATGATCAAGGGAGAGTTGTCCCGATATATATCCGCCGACTGGACGGCACCTCGCATTCAGCAGCTCGATCCGCAGCGCGAGACCGCCGCACAGGTCGATAGGATCAAGGCCGGTCTTGCGACGATCAGCGAGACGATCCGAGAGATGGGGCGCGAACCCGAGGAGTTTTTCAAAGAATATAAACAGGACATCGACCGGCTGGCCGAGTTGGGTATTACCATTGACAGCGTGAATACCGCCGCTACGGTCGTCCAAAAAGAAAATAGCAATGGCAAAACAGGAAACGAATAACCGCACCATGGGCGTGCTGTACGGGCGGGCGCTCGTGCAGCCTACGACCATCGACCAGGAGGCCCGCGAGGTAGATGTCGTTTGCGCGACCGAAAAAATGGTTACGCGCTTCAGCTGGGACGAAGACTACGACGAAATGCTGGTCTGCGAAGCATCCGCCGTTCGAATGGACCGCGCAAATCAGGGGCTTCCGCTTTTGGACTGTCATAATTCGTACTCGGTGCACAGCCAAGTCGGTCGCACGGTCAAGGTGTGGATCAACGAATCGCGCCAGCTTTGCGCTCGCGTTCGTTTCTCCAGCCGTCCCGAGGTGGCCGGACTGTTCCAGGATGTGGTGGACGGGATCGTCAAAGGGATCTCGGTCGGCTACGAAATCTACAAGTTCGAGCGCGAGGAGCGCCCAAACGGTGCACGGCCTATCTACCGGGCTACCGACTGGATGCCGATCGAAATTTCCCTCGCTCCACTACCCGCCGACATCGACAGCGGCATCCGCACAGGACAACAGCAGCATCCGGTCGAAATCATAAACAAACGAATCACAAATACCACCACCAACATGAAAAAAACGAGAGCAACAGAAACAGGTAAGACCATGGAGTACGTCGTCGAGGGCGATCCCGTAAAGCAGGGAGACATCGTAACCGTTGATGGCGTTAAGGGCGTTGCCCTTTCCGATGGCGAAGTGGGCGATACCATTACACTCACACTGATTGAGGAAGAGGTCACGCCGACTGACTCCGACGAAGCCAAAACGAACGAGGATGTAGTTGCAGCGGCCGAGGATGCAGCAGCCGCAGCCGAGGATGCAGCCGCAGCTGCTAAAGATGCCGCAGCTGCGGTAACTGAAGCTACCGGAGGAACGGAACAGACAGAAGAGAACCGCAAGCGAACGCAAGCGATCCAGCAAATGGCCCGTGCCGCTGGCCTTTCCGCCGATTACGCGCTGGCGCTGGTCGGTACCGATCTTACCGTGGAGCAGTGCAGCACCGCGATTATGCGACGGCTGGCTAAACGAAGTCAGGAAAACGGCGTGAACGGTAACCATAGTGTCCGTGCGACCGGCTTGGATGCTGGCACCAAGAAGCGTATGGCCGTGGAGAACGCACTGCTGCACCGCATTTATCCGTCCAAGTTCTCGTTGGACGCCGGCGCCCGCGAATTTCGCGGCATGACCATGGTAGAGATCGGGCGCGAACTGTTGTCCGAGCGCGGTATCAACACCCGAGGCTTGGATCGTTCCGAAGTGGCCAAAATGGTTTTCAACCGTGCGCACAGCACCAGCGACTTTCCGCTGTTGTTCGAGGGTGTGATCAACAAGATGTTGCGGGCACAGTATGAGTTCGCACCGGAGTTTTGGGACAAAATCGCCCGACAGACCAGCGTGGACGATTTCCGTGCACGCGGTCTTTACTCGGCCGGTGTCGCCAATGGCATGAAGAAGATCCCCGAGGGTGGAGAAATCAAGTACACAACGCTTAAGGAAAGCAAGGAGCAGATCCGCGTCGAGACGTTCGGCGAGGGCATCAGTTACACCCGGCAGGCGTTCATCAACGATGATTTGGGCGTGTTCTCGATCATCCCGTCGGCATTCGTCCGCCATTGGGATATGCTCCGTGGAAACCTCGTGTGGGGTCTGCTGACCGACAACGTGAAGATGTCCGACGGCAAGGGGATTTTCGATGCTACCCACGGCAACCTCCTCACGGGTGCCAGCAGCGCATTAAGCGAGGAGAGTCTTGCGGCGGCAAAGACGGCGATGATGAAGCAGAAAGACATCGCGGGACAGATTATTCGCATGGTGCCACGTTACCTCATTGTGTCACCTGAGAACGAGATGATGGCCAAAAAACTGGTAACAGCGACAACGCCCGTCAAGTTCGAGGACGTGAACGTTTTCGCCGGTGCGTTCGACGTGATCGTCGAGCCGCGATTGACCGATCCGAAAGCTTGGTATCTGATGGCCGACCCGTATGCAGTGGATAGTCTCTACTACGCATACCTGGAGGGCAACGAGGGTCTGCGTGTGGACAGCACAGAGGAGTTCAAAACCGACTCCATGGACTATGCCGTCCGTGGCGATTTCGGTGCTGCGGCGATCGACTATCGTGGCATCGTGAAAGCAGCGGGGAAATAGCGTAACGGCAAACTTCCCGCAGGGGCGGAATTTATCGTGCCTGCCCCTCTTTTAAGCAAAAACTAAAAATACAGAGCAATGAAAAACTTCATCCAGGATGGTAAGACCATCGAGTATAAAGTCGCAGGAACTGCAATCAAGAGCGGTGATGTACGCGTAATCGGTGACGTCGCTGGTGTTGCCGTTACTGACGGCGCCGTGGACGAAACCGTCGTGTTGAACGTTACGGGCGTGTACGAATTAGCCAAAGGTACCGGTGCAATCACGCAGGGCCAAAAGGTGTATGCTGCTGCCGACGGTTCCGGTATTGTGGCAACGGCCGAGGATAACAAGGCTGTCGGATGCGCTTGGGAGGCTGCCGACGCAGGCGATACCACGGTGTTGGTCAAGTTGAACGTATAACCTCCGAGCGTATGAACAACCGATTTGACAGGATGGCCAAAATAGCATCTTCGACCATTTCCAACCTTATGGGCGAACCCGCTGTTTGGCTATCCCCAAATCGGGGAAATATTCCCGGACGGGCGTT